TACGGAACTCCGTATGCTTACAAAAATGCGTAATCTCTCTCTATAAAAACGCATAAATAAATGTAGAGGCGGCCTTGTGCCGCCCTTACATAACAAAATGAGGAGGGCATTATGCCAACAACATCAAGTAATTTAAATATGCAATATGCAGGATCATCTGCTCCATTGCTACACGAAATTCTAATCAAAGTAAATAACGCAAAAGACAAACCTAAAAAGATTGAAGTATTAAAACAAAATGATTCTGTTCCTTTAAGACAAATATTAAAAGGTGCTTTTGATCCTAAAATTGAATGGGAACTACCAGAGGGTACCCCACCATATCAAGTAAATGAGGCACCAGCAGGTACCGAACATACAACCTTATATACAGAAGCTAAAAAACTATGGCACTTTGTAAAAGGTGCAGACAAAGCTCTTTCAAAAACAAAAAAAGAGATGATGTTTATACAAATGTTAGAAGGTTTACATAAAGATGACGCTGAACTTATGATTGCAGTAAAAGAAAAAGAACTTAACAAGAGATATAAAGGTCTTACAGACGCAGTTGTAAAAGAAGCTTTTGGTTGGAACGAAGATTACAAAACTTCATAACATAAATATTATAGAGTGATTCTATAAAATTCAACTATAGGGTGTAGAACAAAGTAAGAACATTTACTTGTCAGAATGTCGCACCCTATATTCCTTTTGATTTTACTATAAAAAAACGGATATATTATCCATTTTTTGCTTGTATTTTATTCTATATCTGATATAGTAATAGTATGAAAACAACAATAAAGGAGAATATATGTCAAAAGTAAAACAATACTATGCCGATGAAGCTGAAAATCAAGTTGATCAAATACTTGCTCATATGAAGTCTGGTCAAATTGATGAAGACAAGGCAAAAAAAGAAATACTAAATGTTGACAATGTGAATATGTTAGATATTCATGCTGAAAATGTTGATGAATTAATTTACTGGAGTTTACAGTAATGAAAAAATCAGTATTTGCTTTTTATTTAATATTATTTTACATCTGGTCTTTCAACATATTTAATGCTGTTAAGGCTGATGAGTATAATAAAGTTGTTATTGGTCATGTTATATCTGAAACCTTAAAGGGTACAGATATTGATACAGCTTCTATATTAGAAAATGAGTTAGAAAAACTTACTCATAAATTTGTTATTGATTCGATTTCTATATTACAGGCTTATCTACCTCAATTATTAGAAGGTGTTGCCGCTGATTTAAGATTACAAACAGACAAAAAATACAAAGAGGAATTATTAAATGGCGAAAACAATAACTAGAAAATCAAAAGCACTTAAACTCAAAAAAAAGTTGAAAAAAGAATTTTCTTTAGGTAGAAAATATCTTACAACATATAAAGATATTAAAAAATACTTTAAAGAGTTTAATGTTGCAATTTTTGATAATAAGTTATCTCCATTTGGCCAAATTCAAATAAAAGATTTAAAAAGAGAGAAGTGTGTAGGACAGGTAATTACCTTTGAATGGAAAAGAAAAGGTACTAGAATGTATAAATTGGAAATGATGCCTGCCTATCCTGACAAAAGAGATTTCTTGGACACTTTAGTCCACGAAATGGTACACTTGTACCAAATGCAAAACCTAGGTGATACAGGAAACCATAACGATATATTTTGGTCCTTTAAACCTAAAGTAAACTATATTGGTTTACAGTTATAAAAAAAGAAAGATATATTATGAGTAGAAGTGAGAAGAACCATGTTGATGAATGGTTGCAGAAACAAATAAAAAATGGTGTTACTATCATTAAGTCTGTATTAGACAATAACACCAAAGGTAGTAAACTATACTACACAGGTCATTTACAAAAAGATATCCTAGAAAACTTTCCAGGTAAAAGAAGTAAAAAAATATTTAAAGGTTATAGAGAACTTTTAGATAATAACCAACTTGTGTTTACTCAAAAGAAATTTGAAGAACACGGTTACGAATATTATGTTAAGAAAGGTATATAATGAAACTATTGAAGAAACAAAAGGAAATATTACAAGAAGTTGTAAAAGGTAAAGGTTACTGGAGAACTCCTACAGTTCCTAAAAATCATAGTGAAGTTATATTAGATGACCTTGTTAAATTATATTTACAAGATTTAGTTGTATTTAATAGAGAATATGATGTACCATCTTTTGGTCCTAGTAGTGAGCATAAAGTAAGATATAAATGGTATGTGGTTACTATGAATAAAAAGAAAACTTTAAAAGACTTAAAAAAGGTTATTAAAGATGGTAAAATTTAAAGTTATTATTCAAACTTTAATGTTTGCTATAGTTGTAGCAGCTTTTTCACTTACATGGTATGGTTATACACTAGATGGAAAACAAAGAGCAGAAGCTTCAACACCTACATTACCTGATTTTGAGCATAACAACAACCAAACATTTTTAGACAGTGTTAACCAATGTGTTGAATATGTTTATTTCTACAATAAAGATTTAAAAGAAGTAAATATGCAGTTATTATTTGCTCAGGCGTCTTTAGAGTCTGGTTGGGGAACAAGTAGATTTGCTAGAGAGGGTAAAAATTTATTTGGTATTCGTACATATGATTTAAGAGAACCACATATGTTACCATCTAACAATCCTAAAAAATGGGGTGTAAAAGTATATCACCACGAGTGTGATAGTGTTTTAGATTATATACAAACATTAAACAATCATCATGCTTATGAAAACTATAGAAGACTATTAAAAGATGGCATTGATGATCCATTTATATTAATAGAAACACTTGAAGCATATGCAAGTGATAAAAACTATTTTTCTAAAATTAAAAGATTGTTAAAAATGATAAAGGAAGAGTATGAAATTAATAATTAAGATATTGATAATATTATTGTTTTCTTTTAACATTTCAATGGCAGACATGTTTTTTAAATATGACCGTGCTATAAACTTAACAAATTATCTAGTTGAAAAACAAGGTGGCGCTGATTTGCCTATGTATGGAAATATATATGGTCCCGTTGAAATAGACAATAAGACTATTGTTATAATGTTAAAAGGTAAATTTGATGTATTAACTGAAATAAATTTACGAGGTATTTACATGTTACACGCTGATAAAAATATTATGTTTGTAGCAAATTCAGTAGGCGGTGAAACATCATATATTGGTGATGTAATGGATATGGTTTATAATCATAAAAAAACATATTTCTATGTACCAGAATATGCGGTGTGCTATAGTTTGTGTGGTCTATTAGCTGTAAGTGCTAAAGAAAAAATGGGAGTAATTACATTACATGCTAGCCGAGATGTATATACAAACGCTATAAGCAGAAATGCTAACAAAGAAGTATTTGACAGATTAATACGTGCTGGTTTTGATAAAAAAGTAGCAAGAGAAATATTAATCTCTGGTGAAAATTACACCTTTGTATATGAAAATGAATATAAGGAATTAAAATGACATTAGGATATGGATTACTTTTAGGTGTTCTAGGCATATTAATAACCATTACAGGTTTGATGATTGCTCTTATTGTTTATAATAAGTCAATAGAAAAACAAAAAGAAAATTTTGAAACACCTGAAGCAGTAAGAGATTTATTTAATAAATAATAATACTATGTTTCTTACACTATTAACTTTCCTATCAGCTATAAGTATATCTATAATAGCTGCAGGATATTCAATCATAGGACTTGCAACACTATTTGCTGGTGCAACAATACCTATTATTGCAATGGGTAGTGCCTTAGAGATAGGTAAGTTAGTTGCCGCCAGTTGGTTATATCATAATTGGAAAAGTGATGTACCAAGGCTATTAAAGGCATATCTATTTGGTGCAATTATAGTTTTAATATTCATTACATCAATGGGTATCTTTGGGTTTTTATCAAAGGCACACCTTGATCAAGTAAAACCTACATCAGGTAATAATATAAAAATTAGTTTAATTGATAAACAAATAAATCAACAACAATCAATTATAGATAGATCACAAAAGACACTTGACCAATTGGATAAAGCATTAGAAGTTTATATAGAAAAAGAATTTGTAACTAGAGGTCTAAAAGAAAGGGCAAAACAGGAAGAAGAACGTAATGCTCTAAATTCAGCTATAAACAATGCAAGTGATAAAATTGCTGAACTTACAAACTCAAAAGCAGGTTTACAATTAGAACAAGATAAAATAGAGGCCGAAGTAGGTCCTATTAAGTATGTTGCTGAACTTATATATGGAGAAGATGCTCAAAGTCATTTTGATAGTGCAGTTAGAATTGTAATACTCATATTAATATTTGTATTTGATCCTCTTGCAGTGTTACTATTGATTGCTGCTAATATATCATTAAGACAGATAAAAGCTAAAAAAGAATTATCTTTAGGTGATGAAAAAGAAAAATTAAAACGTAGAATTGAAGTATTAGAAAGTAGAAATGAACGACTCAAACCTTTTAAAGCTCTTGCAAAAGAATTTGGTGACAATCCTGATGAGATTAGACTTAAATTAAATCAAATATACGACTGGAATAACAGTAAAAAGTAGTAAAATTAAACACTTGACAATCAACTAAAAATAATATATAATATATACTATGATTACAATTGATGATATAAAAAGATTAAACCTACCTAGTTTGACACCAGATCAGATTAGAAGAATAACTAATGCAGAAAAAGCATGTAAAAATTCTGATACAAATTGGACAAAAAACTTTTGGTTTAATGTTTTAAATAAATTATGTGAGAAGTATGGTGCTATGGATTACTTCAGAAAGGTGATACATTAATGAATATATTTTACGTTGATAAAGATCCAGTAAAAGCTGCTAAAATGCTATTGGATAAACATGTTGTAAAAATGATACTTGAGTCTGCTCAAATGCTTTGTACTGCTAAACGTGTGCTTGATGGTATTGAATATACAGACTTTACAAAGAATGGTCGTAAGATACGAAGATGGCGATTAGAAAACTCAAACGAAGAAGCAATTATCTACAAGGCAGGTTGGTTAAATCATCCATCTACACAATGGGTATTACAATCAGTATATAACTATACGTGGTTATATAAACATATGATGGCTCTTAATGAAGAATATAAATTAAGATACAACCATACAAAA